TTTAATTGCTGAGTGGGATAATGAATTAGCAGTTATTGACTTCAAATCCTCTACACGTGAAAAGAGTGAAGACAAGATTCAAAATTACTTTATGCAATGTACCGCATATGCTTTGATGTTTGAAGAAATTACAGGTAAAACTATAAATAAGATTGTGGTAGCTATTGCAACCGAAGAAGAAGTACCACAAATTTTTATTAAAGACAAATCGAATTATATTAACAGTTTAAATACATACATACAAAATTACTGGGATAAAAGATGAAAATATATATTGGTCCTTACAGAGATTGGATTGGTCCTTATCAGATAGCAGATAAACTATTTTTCTGGTTATCAAAAGATAAACGTTTTGAAATTGGTGGTTGGATGGCTGGGCCAGACGGCAAAGATACGTGGTTACAAAAAGTCTGCGTTTGGGTAGAAAGTCACAAAAAACGCAAAGTGAAAATTCGTATTGATAAGTACGATACATGGTCAATGGATCATACCCTTGCCTTGATTATTTTGCCAATGTTGAAACAGTTACATAAAACAAAACATGGTGCTCCTTGTGTTGATGATGAAGATGTACCAGAAGGCCTTGGTCTACGCAGCACCGAAGCACCAGCGAAAGAAAACGATTATGATATTGATGACAATCATTTCAAACGTTGGGATTGGGTACTTGAGGAAATGATTCAAGCATTCGAATGCAAGAATAATGAGGATTGGTCTGAGAAGTATTGGACTGGTACAAGTAAAATTGAATGGCAAGATACTGACTCGGAATACGGTGGTAAAAATTGCAAAAAAATGGTAGAGTTAGGTGACCGAAAATGCGATTGGGATGCATACAGAGCACACGAAGAACGAAACAAGAATGGTTTTAGATTATTTGGAAAGTATTATCAAGCCCTATGGGATTGATTTGACTAAATAGTACATCACATTTAAACATACAACAAAATGACTATTAAATCATATACTTCACCCGATTTAACGATGAGTGAAATTCAAGCTGAATTTGGTGGCTCAAACCCAATTAGTTTGAGTGAGTACTATGCCGGTGCAGGCCTTGTAAATCCAGGAACAATTGGTTATCCACCACCATCTGGTTCACCCGTTGCTATTCCTTCGGCCGGTTCTCCAATTTCCATTGGTAATTTCTATGGTGCCTCGGCAGAACCTAGTGCTGTTGCTTTGGCTAACTATTTCTGGAACTATCGTGCAAACTTGGTTAGATATGGTGATGAATATGCACCCTATAATGATTCTTATCCTGGTGATCTTTGGCTGAGAACCAGTCCTAACCAAAGAGGTGTACCCAGCAGAACCAACACGTGGTCATATGCAAACAGTGGTTTACCGGTAAGCAGTTCGTTCTTCACTATGGTTAGTATTGCAGTTGGCAGAATTGGTAATTATCCAACAATATCAGCTAGTGCATCACCTGGTAGTTTATTACAACAATATGGTCCTTTCCAAGCAGTTGGTGATGGTGAGCAACCAACAGTTGTTGGTAATGAATATGGTTTACAGGCTATAACACAAACTTATCAGGGACAGATTAATACAGTAACAAGTAATTCAATAACTTCTTCACGAACCGCATCAAACAATGGTATGTGGAATCACTCATATTTGATTCCTGGTAAATGGAGATTCCAAAGTGGAGAGGGTTATTACAATTTTGATCCGTACAGTTATCCAGGAGGATCGTATGGTAGAGTTATTGGCGCTGGCAAAATTCACGTTCTTGTTATTGAACGTGGCGGAGATTTTGATAATCCATTACCAACGCCTAGTCATACAACAGCAAGTGGCCAAGTAACTGGCACAAACACTATGACTGCAGACCAACACTGGTATAATGGTGGAGGTTCTCAATTAACTGTAAACACCAGTTCTACAGACCTATGGACAAGTTGGCCTAATCAAGGTCCGATTATTAGAGGTGATCGACCATATATTGGTGCTATATTAGAAAATTATCAATAACAAATTATCAATAATAAAATAAAATGAACGACTTTCAATTTATCAAAGTAAATGAAGATTCCACAATCAAAGTGGAATACAGAACAACGAATTATACTAACATTTCTAATCCCGATGGTTTAACGGGACAAGAATTGATTGCATTTGTTTCTGAAAAAATAACTGAACTTTCTGCTAATGATGTTTACATTAATGCAGAAGCTGATATTTTGTTAACATTAGGTATTGAACAAACTATTCCTGAAATGACTATTATGGAAATAGTAGAAACTGTATTACCAACAACATAAAGAATGGTAGTAAACTGATTTTTTGAAAAGTGTCTTGGACGGGGGTGCGATTCCCCCCAAGTCCACCATAAGAATTTAGGTCTGCGCCGTGCGATAATGAAGATGACTAAGGGATCACGGACATCCAGATAATCTAAACCAAAATTCTTATGATGGGCTTGAACAGTTTCGACAGGGCAACAAGTACAAAAATTGGCTACTCGTCAGAGTTGACGTTAACACTAAAACAAAAAATAACTGCAAACGATGAAAAGTTCGCATTGGCAGCCTAAACGCTGACTAGGGTTTCAGTTGGTTTCCTCGTAACAGAATAACCAACTACATTACACTCATCACACAAGGAGAATACCATGAGTAACATGACACCATTCGAGATCCGTCTCGAACTTCTAAAACTTTCTAAAGACATGCTTGAACAAGAGTATATGTCTAAACGGGAAGTTGCACATAATAACTGGCAGGTAGCTTCCGAGAATGCTCGCACTCAAGGACAACAGTTACCTAATCAGCCAGAATATTCATCATTCCCATCAGAACAAGAAATCATCACTAAGGCACATGCTTTAAATGGTTTCGTTTCTAACATTTCTGAACCTACTACCAAGGTTACTAAGAAGTCGTAAGGGAAAGATAGGCTTCGGCCTATCTCACACACAGAAAGGAACCAAATGCAAAGTAAGATTGTGCTTCTAAGTGCATTTTTATCAAGTATTATTTTAATGTTAGCTTCAATCAATGTTGATATACACAACATTATGCCAATCAAGGCAAGCTATCAGTCTCTATCAAAAGAGGCACAAAAACACGTGACATGTCTGGCTGAGAATATATATTTTGAGTCGGCACATGAACCCGTTACTGGCCAAATGGCTGTTGCGTTTGTCACTATAAATCGTGTACAGACCGGCAACTATGCTAGTAATATTTGCGATGTAGTAACCCAAAAGACCGGTAACACTTGCCAATTTTCTTGGTATTGTGATTCCTTATTTACCTCAAAACGGTTGACAATCAAGAGTACAAAGTTGTATAATGACATTAGAGAGTTAGCAACTAACCTGTACATCAATTTTGATCGGATGGAGGATGTTACAAATGGTGCGACATATTATCATGCAGATTATGTTAATCCAAATTGGACAAAACTACAAAAGGAGACTAAAATTGGCAGGCATATTTTCTACAAAAGCAAAGGTGACAAAATTGACCGAACAAAAGGAGTTATTTAATATGAACAAAGACCTTATCACTATATGTGTTTCTATGACAATCGTATTGTGTACCACAATCGTTGGAGGATTCATGTATAATTTAAACGACCGTAATAACATGGCCAAAAACATCGAAGCCGCTATTACAAAAGGCGTTGATCCATTGTCTGTTAAGTGTGCATATGAAACTGGAGCTAATCCGGTTTGCATCACAATGGCAGCAACAAAGAAATAATTTAGGAGTATATTATGGCAGTGAAACAATTTAGCATTAATCAAATCTCTAATGAAGCAGACCGCAAGAAATTGTTGGATGCTGTACAAGAGTGTTCAAATTCTATGACACGAATGGACGGAGAAAAAGACTTCATTAAAGAAGCAGTGAAAAAAGTTTCAGATGATTTGAAATTACCTAAACAAGTCGTTCAACGTTTGGTCAAAGTTTATCATAAACAAAACTATGATGAAGAAGTAGCTACGCACGAACAATTTGAACAGTTGTATGAAACGATTGTAAAATAATGCCAACTAAAGAAGAAATGAAGAATTTTTCTGTGGAGATTGATAGGTTCGTCTCCGAAAGAAACATTAATCATCTTGAAGCTATAGTTGAGTATTGTGCAGAAACGGGTCTCGAAACGGAAGTTGCCGCAACATTAATTAATTCGAATCTAAAGTCGAAAATTGAGTTGTTGGCTTCCGATTTGAATATGCTGAAAGTGAAGAAATCTCGTTTACCCATATGACTGGTTATGAAACATTTGCGTTATTCAATTCTTTAAAACTGCACTTCAACCGAGAATCTTACGATTACTTTAAATATAATGGTAAGAGTAACATCTCAGTTGATGCATTTGAGAATAGGCGTGACAAATACCACTTTCACAAGTTGTCGAGGAAGTATACAAACAAGGAAGACATGGAATTATTTTTCGTGTCCAACTTGGTTGAGAAACCTAACACTTGGGCTGGTGATTTGTTAACTGAAGAAGCAGATATTAATTACAAGACTCACCAAAAGGTGTTACAATCACTATCGTATATTTTCGAAAATGATTGCCACGTACTATTTGATGGCTGCGACAATCCAAACGATTTGTTCAAAGTGAATGACGGTGACTATCCTGTAATATTACGCAAGACTATGCAGAAGGTTACACAAATTGAAACTTTGTGTATACTCAATAAGATACTTGGTTTTGAACCTAACTGGAATGCACGGATTGCCGATACTATTCGGTGGCCAGAATTTCGGTTAAGATTGCTCAAGTATGCCACATTTCTGCCACAGGATGTGTTAAAATATAAACTTATTCTAAAGAAGATG